ATCGTTATTTCATAAAGACATTTTTTAATTTAGAACTTGATGATTTTTCTTTGAATTATGGTACAGATACCATGACTTTGAATACTGCTTCTTTGAATGAAACCTACTTAACAAATGGTACAGATAAACAGGATAGGTCAATTTTAATACAGGCAGATATACCCGAAAAATACGAAGACGATTTCAAGGCATTACTCAAACCAATGGGGTTTTATTTCAATCTGGTAAGAGCAGAAAAATCAGTAATATCTACCACAATAACAGCGTCTGAAAAGTTATCTCCATACGCCATCGTTTTAAGTTAATAAATACTGATATGAGAAACGATTCTGCGTCCAGATATTCATCATCTATTGCTAGATTCCTATCTAATGCCATTACTGACGATCTATACGTTGGTCTTGGAGTGGATGGGGTTGGATATGTCAGTAAGGATACCAGACTAGCTCAAAGAGCTGCTAATGTCTCAAGTCTTATTAAGAGGGTAGGAATAAGCGACATATTTGCAGCTTTTGAAAGAAATGATTGGGCCGCAGGAAAAAGTTTTAAAGTTTATGACTCGACAGATCCAGATATTAAGTCTAGCACATGCTTTAATTCTACAAGTGGAGAATTGTTTCTTTGTCTAGAAAATAATACTAATAACCTTTTCTCTGATAGAAATGCTAATAATCCATCGAAGTTTGCTCCATCCGGCTCAAACGGAACTGTTATCGAAATGGAGGATGGATATAAGTGGATTAAAATCAATTATAATGACGAACCACTTTCAGCCAATTTTGTAAAAATTGTAGGTATTGAGTCTCTGTTTAATTTTAGAGGCGTAACTGCTGATAATCAACTTCCAGCTGACGCTGTAAATACTATTTACGGTTCCTCTGGATTGACTTATGGAACATGCTGCTTGTACTATAAGCAGGATTTTGTTGAGCCGATGACAGGTAAGACATATGCCAGAGGAGATATTTACGGGGCATTCAAAATAGCAAATGCTTGGGCATGCGAGCATCTTGGAGCACTTACAGATTTCCATTCAGTATTTAAAAATTCTGTTACCAGCACCGAATTGGGAGGATTTTTTAATATCTCATCCACAAGCGGATGCACTCCCTGCGGAGCAACATATGCTGATGTTACTGCTAAACTAAGTTATTCGTCCGGTGGATCTGCCGGATATGCATCCACAAATATTTTTAAGAAAAATTATGATATTTTAACCAGCGTAAATTCTGGTTGTATTTTAAATGCTATTCTTAATGTTGACTCTTCTATTTCTTATTATGTCAGCGAAGAAAGACCAGAGGTTACTCTTGTAACTGATGGTAATATAGGGTCATGCAAAGCGTACTTAACAACAACATATATTGGAAGCAATAAGGGTTGGAAAGTCACTGGCGTAGAATTAGAAAGCCAATTATCAAGTAGCAATATAACTTATGTTGAAGCAATAAATTTGGTAACTGCAACCGGATCTGCTTCATCTGGCGATTTTTCAATGTGCTTGGCTAGCTTACAGTTTAATTTAGCACCTATAACATCCACAGGAGAAAGTTATCTTTCTGTGTATGATTTACTACGAACGGAAAGCATCGCAGTCAACGCAACCATAACAACTGCAAAGATCCAGACAACTATACCTAGTGCTGGTTCAACATATACATTTGACTCGGCTTTCCTCTTAACAGGGGTGAAGAATTCTAATGGATATAGAATTGCTCCCAAGGTTTTCAGAGATTCCAAAGAAGCTACAAAGTCTAGTTCTACAGTAACTATATCAATATCTTCTGGTTCTTCTTCTGATTTAACACAAGATTCATTAGTCTTTATAACTGATCCTTCTTCAATTAACGATAATTATTATGCAAATAAATCGCTTTTTGATAAGGACATAGGTTCTGGAGATACGGAGTTTGTAAATTCTAAACCAACCTCAAGTTATTCTGTAGGATTTAAAAACTTCACTGGTTCAACTGGAACTGCTGAAATATCATATTTTGAATCATACGGAATAACATCTGGTACTACTCTGTATTTTGAAAATGCAAACACTAATAGCGGAACGTTCAATATAACAGGCATAACCGCATCTAGTATAAATATCCAAGACTGTGATGTTCTTTTTGCAACGAATACTACTTACAACCAAGATAAGTCAAATCTAACCTTAATATTTACCATCTAAAATGAGCAATTACCCATTCGAAAACCAGTTTCCTTTAACTGATTATCCATACTCAAGCAGAGAATGGAGTAATAGCGTAGATTCTGAAACCAAGAAAAATTATAACTTGATTGGTTTTAAACCAGGTGAAAAATTACAAGCATCTGAATTAAACGAATTACAAGAAATATTTTATGTTCAACAGACATTAAGTATGAATATGATTCATTATTGGTTTGAAGAAGTAAATAATAATTCTATGATAAGTGGACCAGCTTGGAATGGCACAACGCCATTATATCCGTTCTTAAATTCTGATGGTGAAACTCTTCTTGGTTATACCTTATCTACTTCTCCTTTAGGAATTACATTAACTCTAGGCGAAGGATGGTATTTACTTACTCAACCTTCAGGAATTAAAAATTGGTCCTATTTGAACGATTCTTTAATCAAACATTATGGTTTTACTAGTGGATATCAATATTATGGTGGAATTTCTTTTGTGAATGAAATTGTAGATTGTATTGAAGATACAACTTTAACCGATAATTCTTCTGGATTATGGAATGAAAGCGTCTGTGGAGCAGATAGATATAAGACAACGATAACATCAATAGAATTTGCTCCGGTAAGTGGATTTGACGATAATACTTTGAACAAGATTGTAAAATTTTCTATGATTAATGGTAATTTTGCGTTTTATTATATTAATGGAGTTACGATTTAATGAATTATTTTAAAAATGGTTTGTCGATTCAACGAGTAAGTAAAAATAATATACAGCCTCCAAATAAAGATAATATCAATATACAGCAGCCAAATACAATAGAACAAATAAAATCATTTGCATCTGCTATGATTTCTAGAGGATTTTCTGACAATGTTACTGATTTAGACACTAAAAGACTTAGAGTTGCTAGTTGTTTTGGAACAGAATCCATTGGCGGAAATATCGGTAAATGTCCCGCTCTAAACAATTCAGCTACTGAAGGTAAGCATTTTTGTGGGGCATGCGGATGTGGCGACAAGCAGGGAACCTGGTTAATTCCAGAAAGTCAAAAATATTCAAAGCTGGATTATCCAAAACTGTCATGTCCTTTAAATATGCCAGGATTCAGTAATTATGTTCCTGTAACAATAGAAAAAACAACTGATAATGATGCTCGTAAAAAAGCGATAGAATCTTTAGCTAAAGAAGATTTAGATAAATTATCTGTAACATTACCAGAAGTACTTCCAAAGGATCAAGCAAACCAAAAAACTTGATTTATAGCTGTGCATAAATAAAATAATGGCACAGCCTAATTCAAGACAATCTCTCGTAGACTACGCTTATAGACAGCTGGGAGCACCTGTAATCGAAATTAACGTTGATTACGAGCAGGCTAGTGATAGACTTGATGATGCCCTACAGTTCTTCTCAGAACGTCATTTTGATGGCGTAGAGAGAGCATTTTTCTCTTATCAATTAACAGCCAATGACTTGGCTAATAAGTATATCGACACTACTAATTTCGGTCCAATAGTAGGATCAAATAGTAGCAAGCCTACTGGATACGATATTTTATCAATTATCAGAGTTTTTCCTTTTGGTTCTTTAAACTCAAACGAGTTATTTGATATTAGATATCAGTTAGCATTGAACGATGTTTATGGTATCAATACAAATTTAGGATTTGTTAATTCAACTCCAATTGCTAACTACGATCTAACTAAGAGATACATCAGACTTATTGAGATGATGTTTGATCCAGAAAGAACTATTCGTTTTAATAAAGTTACAAATAAGCTTTATATTGAAACGGATTGGACTTCATTAAAGGCCGGAACATATATTGCTATTGAGGCTTATGTAAATCTTGATCCAGATTTATATCCTGAAATTTATAACGACAGAATGCTTAAAAAGTATTTTACAGCTCTTATAAAAAGACAATGGGGTTTAAATCTATCTAAGTTTGATGGTATTTCTTTACCCGGTGGTGTTCAATTAAGAGGCGGTTCTATCGCAGCAGAAGCGGAAAAAGAAATAGCCCAACTTGAAGATCAGATAATATCCTCATACGAATTGCCTCCTGATATGATGACGGGATAATATGCCTACGAATCCATATTTCAAATTCCAATCAACTGAGCAAAATGTAACAGAAGACATTGCCATTGAAATTATAAGAATGATGGGTAAAGAACTCTGGTATATTCCTAGAGAATTTGTAAATTTAGATAGATTTTTTGGTGAAGATCAGCTTAATAGGTTTACTAAAGCATATCCTATCGAAATGTATATTTCTACTTACTCTGGATTTGACGGGGGAGAAGTAATATCAAAATTTGGTATAGAGAATAAAGATAGAATGACTGTAGTGATTAGTAAAAAAAGATTTAACAAAGAAGTCACTACAAACAATGCTGATATCTTAAGACCAAGAGAAGGAGATCTTATCTATTTTCCTTTATCAAAAACTCTTTTTGAAATTAACTTTGTAGAACACGAACTTCCATTCTATCAATTAGATAAGAATTATGTGTTTACGTTAGTGTGCGAAACTTTCACATACTCTGCGGAAAATTTCGATACTGGAAACGAAAGTATCGATGCCGTCAATGATTTCAAGCAGAATATATACAACTTCCTTATCAACGCTCAAGCTGCCGGATTCACTGATGCATACAACTCTGCTATTCGCGGTGGAAAGTATTCTATAACTGGTTCGCTGGCCGGAACTACAGCTTACTTCAGGCTACTTGATTTTGATCTATCGGGTAATACTTTGACCGCAGAATTCATGTCGTTGGATGGAATTACATTCTCTTCCACAGTAATCAGAAACGAAGTAACTGGTCAAACATTCAGTGCCAACAACACAACTGCATCTGGCGATTATGGATTAGTAAATATTGTTCTTGATGATGATGCAGGCGAAGTTCCACCGATGGATTACCAGAGAGGTTTCACTGGTTCTGGTAGCAAATTTGACATGGAAATTATTGACTTTACAGAAACAGATCCATTCTCTGAGGGTAATTATTAATGTTTAATTCATTCAATAATCAATCGATAAGAAAACTAGTAGTGGCATTTGGATCTTTATTTGATGAGATCTATGTTACCAGAAAAAATGATACTACTGATGTAGAAGAAAAAATAAAAGTTCCTATAACTTTTGCATCTAAAGAAAAATTTCTAAGAAGATTAGAATCTAATTCATCAATTTCTGATAATATCAAAACACAGATAAATCTGCCTTACATAAGTTTTGATGTTGCTGCTATAGCATATGATTATAATAGAAAAAGAAATAAATTAAAATTTTCTTCAAATAACGTTGATGAAAATACAACATATAAAGCATTTTCAGAAACACCGGTCCAAGTAAGTTTTACAATTTATTTCTATACTAAAAATTTAGATGAACTATTCCAAATATCAGAACAGATAATGGCATATTTTAATCCTGAATTTAATCTTAGAATAAATTTTAATGATGTATTTCAGAACATAAATGTTCCTATTAGTTTTGATAGATTAAAAATTTTAGATGAATCGGATGGGGAATATAAATCTAGAAGAGTATTGATAGGAACCATGACTTTCAGTGCTATGAGTTATGTCTTCGGGGAAATTAAAACTGGTGCTCCATCAGAAACTGCTATGTTTAATATTACAGCATTAGGGGCTACCGAAGATGACGAAGATCTATCAATTTCTAGCGTGTCTATAAACAAGAATTATATTTCAAATACTTACATTTTAAATGGCTCTGATACTTCGTTTATAAACAATTTTACTTGGACTGTTACCAATCCTCCTGATAAATTTAACTACATTCAAATTTATCAACCTAAAGTCGATAAAGCAATTGCAACGTTACAAGTATCTGCTGCAACTACATCATTAACACAAGAGGATGTAAATTCTTTAAGAGAACAAATTTCTAATTCTTTAGATCTTAATTATTACGAACCTTCATGCTCGAATCCTGTTCTTTATAGTTTTACAGCAAATAAACAA